GTACGCCGTGAAGCTACCCAGTCACAGGAACAAATGGCAATCCTCACTCTAGCACAGGATCGACTACGCCAGGCACTGTCAGACCCTGTCGTGCGTCGCCAACTTTTAGCCCTGTCAGAGTCCCAAACCCGAGAAAATACCCCGCCCACTACCCCTGACCCTTGATAGTCAATCTATCCATGATACCGTTCGGATATATCATGCTCAAGCTGGACAGACAATGGTTCAAACAACGTGTACCTTCGATCATGTCCTGTACCCGCGCCCAGGTGTACAAAGGTTAGGGGGCAGGGCAACCCCCTCCACCAAATTTTCATGAATTCGTTTTACCAGCCCCACCAAATTTCCGGGGATTCGTTCCGGCCCTCCACCAAATGCGCAAGAATCCATTCTATAGTGTACTGATGAATACTTTTTGAGGTGGGGGGAGGGCGCAATGGCTGTGCAGGGCCAGAGAAGACTGCAACAAAGTGCAATTGCGGTATCTGTCTGGAGACAATAGAATAATGGAGGGGAGTCTCTGGGGGTGTGGCCATGATCGAGCACGGGGGTTTTCTGGGAGCGATCCTGGAGGAGCCGGCGGAGGATGTGCATCGGCTTGTCTATGCGGACTGGCTCAACGAACAGGGGGAAGTTGATTTTGCAGAGTTCATCCGGCTCCAGTGCAACTTCGGAAGCACCAGGCGATCCCGAAAATTGCTAGAGTTGTATGGGGCGGACTGGTTTCCTTGTCCGGCAGGCCAGACGTTTTTGCCGGCTTATTGGGGCCGAATTGGGTGGCAATTTGATGGCAGTTCAACTGGTTGCCGGTTAACAGTTCGCCGGGGCTTTATTGCTGAGATTGGCTGTAGCCTGGCAGAATGGATGGCTCACGGTCCAGCCCTTGTGCGCAGGACGCCGCTGGAGCGGGTGACACTGAGCGATCGAGCGCCAGAAATTACCAATTTGCCTCAAGAAACCAACTGGACCTGGTTTGAGAGTAACGCTGCTTTTAAGAGCTCGCATTATTTGCTATCCTGGCTCTTCCATTGTTTGCCGGTGCGATATTTTCGCACCCGGCAAGCTGGTATGAACATCCTTTCAACAGCCTGCCTTGCCTGGGCCAGAGCACAACCAGGAACACCATGAACCTGCTCGAAGCGCTCGATCAGGCGCCCCACCTGACATCGCCGGCAGCGCTGGCGATCTGTGATACAAACGGCAAGTTCCAGACGCCGCCGCATATCTCCTGTATCAACCGGCTGCTTGTCAACGTGGCCTTTGGTGATAGCGAACGTTTGATTATCAATGCGCCGTTCCAGCACGGAAAATTGATTGCCAGCGATGAGCTGGTCTGGACTCCTTCTGGCTGGAAGCCGCATGGGAAACTCTGTACTGGCGACCGGGTATTCGCACCAGACGGAAGCGTCGTGAAGGTGCTCGCCGTCAGCGAGCCTGGCGAAGCAACTTACGAGGTTGAGACAACGGACGGCCACAAGGTGAAGTGCCACGGAGCGCACGAGTGGCTCGTCCATGACATAAGAGCAAGAAAATGGAGAGTGCTGGAAACAAGGATCATGGCCCGGCGGCCGATCAGAACCACTGGCAAGTGCAAGCGACTGCTATTCCAGTTGCCCCGTATTCTACCCCTCAAAGGGGAATGGGCGGAATTGCCGGTTAATCCATATGTCCTGGGAGCCTGGCTCGGGGATGGGCGATCCGAAGCAGGTCAAATAACGCATGGCGCGGACGATCTGGAGGTTGTCAGAGAAATCGAGAAGCACTACAAGAAGACGAGTTCATGGGTGCAAAAAGATACTGGAGTTTGCTATGCATGCTTCACAGGGCTTCTGACGGATTTGAAATCGATAGGAGTAATTAGCAATAAGCATATACCAAAAGAGTATATACTAGCATCGGAAGAGCAGAGAATGGAACTATTGGCTGGTCTTGTCGATACTGATGGAAACTATAGCAAGAAGTCTGGTCAATACAGATTTACGAACACGAATAGACAGACGATCAAGGACGTCGAGTTGCTTGCGCGGACACTTGGCTTCAAGGTCGGGAAAGTCCAGGAATACGAGCCGGCGGTTGCTTCGTCCGGAATCGTCGGCAAGAAGCCGGTTTATGTACTGGCCTTTCAGGCAACAAGCCGGATACCCTGTCGAATACCAAGGAAACAGGCCGATAAGTTGTGCGAGAAATGCAACCCGGCTATTGCCGCGATCCGAACGTGCCCCCCGGTGCCAGGCCGCTGCATCCAGGTAGAAGGCGGTCTTTATCTCGTTGGCGGAAACCTGGCAACCACACATAATTCGTGGATCTCCTCGCACTACTTTCCGGCCTGGTTGTTACTGCTTTTTCCAGAGCGACGTATCCTCTTCGCCGCCCATGAGGAGCGCTTCGCGGCCTCGTTTGGCATGAAGGTCAAGGACGTCATCGAGCGCTGGGGCAAGCCCGTGGGGGTGTCGTTGCGGCCGGACAGTAAGGCCAAGAACGAGTGGGTGATCGATCATCATGGGGGCGGCATGGTCTGTCGCGGCATGCACGGGTCGCTGACAGGAAGACCTTCAGACATCTTTATTATCGACGATCCCGTCAAGGATGCCGAGCAGGCGCTCTCGGCCACCATCCTCCAGAAGCAGTGGGACTGGTATCAGACGGTGGCTTATAGCCGGTTGGGACCGAAAGCCCCCATCGTCCTCGTCATGACCCGCTGGTGCAAGAGCGACTTGACCGGCAAGATCCTCCGCGAGGCCAGGGACTCGGGCGAGGACTGGCAACACGTCAAGATCGCCGCCCTGGCCACCCCGGACGATCCCCTGGGGCGACCGCTCGGGACGCCCCTCTGGCCCGAGCGGGTGCCGCTCAAGCGCCTCGAGCTCATCAGAAAGCAGCGTGGCCGCTGGTTCAGTGCTTGCTACCAGCAGGAGCCCGAGGATGACCAGGGCGGCCACTTCAAGCCCCGCAAGTGGCCCGTCTTTCATGATCTCGGCGATGCTTACTCGCTGGCGGTCGATAACAACCGCCGCATGATCTATCTCAAGTCCGAGATGATTCGCTTTGCTTCCCTCGACTGGGCCTGGTCGACGAAAGAGACGGCCGACTACACCGCCCTCGGCGTCTATGGCCTGACCCCCTGCGGCCGCCTGCTCGTCCTCGACATGGTGAACCAGCGCGTAAGGCCCGAGGGACTCGCACCCCTCCTGGCGACTGTCTGCCGCAAGTGGTCGCCCCGTGCCGTCGCCGCCGAGACCGGCCACCCCCTCCTGGCCGACCAGTACCGCCGCTTCCCCGAGATCGGCGAGATCCACTGGCTCTCCACCCAGGGCAAGGACAAGCTGCGGCGTGCCCTGCCGGCCATCCTCGCCGGCGAGAATGGCCGCATCTACCTGCCCGAGAGCAAGCCCGACTGGTACGAGGACTTCGTGGGCCAGGTCGGAGCCTTCACCGGCATCGATGACGACCACGAGGACATCGTGGATCAGTTGGCGTGGGCCTGCCTCTATGCCCAGCAACTCAAGCCGACGCTGGGGACGTCGATCCTGTCGACCGACCCGGCCGCCGGACTACTGGTCTCCGGCAAGGAGGGCTGGTAAACAGGGCGAGGTTTCCTTCGCTTTTTCCTCCAGAACCTGAAGAGGAAGAGGACGAGGAAGAGGACGCCGAGAGCCCGGGCTCCCAGGCTTTTCGCCCTGTCCACAATCGTTGTACCCCTGAAAAACTGCTGGACTTCATCAAGGAGTGCCGGCAAACGACCGGGCGCTCACCGACCCTCAAGGATCTTAAATTGCAGTTTGGCGGTATCCTGGGACCGCTCGTCGATGCCTGGGAGTTAGAGCGCCGAGGACTACTCTGGAAGAGGAATTTTCCATGAGCGTTCCGCTGGTGATTTATCATGCGCACTGTCAAGATGGCTTCGCCTCGGCCTGGATCGCCTGGCGGCGTTTCCACGAGTTCGCCGACTACCTGCCCGTCGCCCATGGCGAGGAACCACCCCTGGAGAAGATGCAGGGACGAGACGTTTTTATATTAGACTTCTCCTGGAAGCGCCCGCCGATGGAGGAGATCCTGCGCCTGGCCAGGAAGGTCGTTGTCCTCGATCACCACCAGACCGCCCAGCAGGAACTGGCAAGCCTCGTCCTCGCTGGACCGCACCAGATCGTCTTCGACATGGATCACGCGGGCGCCCGCCTCGCCTGGGACTACTTCTTCCCCGGCCAGCAGCGCCCCTGGCTGGTCGACTACGTCGAGGACCGCGACCTGTGGCAGTGGCACCTGCCGGACTCCAGAGAGATCAACGCCGCCCTCGCCTCCTACCCCCACGACTTCATGCTCTGGGAATCATGGGCCAGAAAGGACGTCCAGTTCGAGGCCGCCCAGAAACTCCAGTTCACAAGAGAGGGCGCTGCCATCCTCCGCTACCAGGAACAACTGGTCAAGGACGCCTGCAAGGAAGCACGCGCGATCACCCTCGATGGCCACGCCGTTCTGGCCGTCAATGCGACCTGCCTCATCTCCGAGATCACCGGCCGCCTTGCCCTGGACCGGCCCTTTGGCTGCTCCTTTCGCGTTCGCCCCGATGGCAAGACCGAATGGTCGCTGCGCTCGAGCCCGGAAGGACTTGACGTGTCAGAGATTGCGCGTAAACATGGCGGGGGCGGCCACCGCCATGCTGCCGGCTTCGTCGCGTAATGACCGTGCAGAGGCAGAGAAGACTGCAACACGGCGCAATGGCTGTGCAGGGCCAGAAAGGACTGCAACCCATGCTCCATGAACGAACGCCAAAAGCCCAGGAAAAGCGGGAGCGCCTGGCCCTGGACCGGCACCTGAGCAGGCACGGCTACCGGCTCGCCGACCGCCCCCAAAGCGGCGAGCCGTGGTGGATCAACCCCCAGGGCTACCTCGTCTCCCTGTCGGTCGCCCTCGAAGAGATTCGCCGCCAGGAATATCAGCAGTACCAGGAAGATTGCAAGAGCGAGGGCAAGCGCTGATGGCCATCGAGGCGAGAAATGGCGCCCGCGAGCAACTACCCTTCCGCAAACGGACAGGCATCGCCTACGGCTTCCCTACCCTCGACCTCGAATACGATGCCGTGACCTCCGTCCCCGGCGGCCGTCAGATCAGGCAGCCCATGATCCTCTACTCGGGCGACCTCTGTAACGCCGTTCTCCGCCTCATGACCATGTATAACGATCTCCTTGAAGAAAACAACCAGCGCGAGAAGAACTACGAGCACGACCAGCGCACCATCGCTTCCCTCGAAGGCGAGATCCTGCGCCTCAAGAACTCCGCCAGAGGCCATGAAAACAAACCACTCAAGAAGTGAGGTTTCTCTGTGGCAACCGTCTACTGGGTGGGGAACTCCATCAACACCGCCCAGGTCGTCACCCTCACTGTTACTGCCATCGCTGTAAGCGGCACTCTTTCCGCGACGATAAACGGCAAGACCATCACTTACACGGTTGTCTCTGGCGATACCACCGCCACCGCCGCCGCCAACTGGCAAGCCCTCCTGGCCGCCTCGACCGCTCCCCCTGAGTTCGCTGAACAAAACTGGACCGTCGCCACCAATGTCATCACCGCCACCGCCGCCGTCCCCGGCCGCCCCTTTACCCTGACCTCCGCCGGGGCTGGGGGTGCGACCGTCACCCAGGCCACCCCCCAGGCGTCGGTCAGTCAGTCCGACGTCGGTCTCGCTGCCAACTGGAACCGCGCCGGTGCCGCCGCCCTGCCCGTTAATGGCGATGATGTTATCATCGCCAACTCGACCGTGCCCCTCCTCTATAACCTGACGGCCCTCGCCGCCGTGCAGTTTAACTCCTACCGCCGCCTCCAGTCCTTCGAGGGCACCATCGGCCTGCCCACCAATAACCCCGCCGGCTATGTCGAGTACCGCCCCCTGTCCTTCCAGTTCGCCGGCCCTGTCGGCGGCACCCTCACCCTGACCCTCGGCGAGGGACCAACGGGGGGCGGTCCCGGCCGCGAACGCTACGACCTCTTGAGCCAGCGCTACCTCGTCAATGCCGTGGGCAGCGGCGGCGCCCAGGATGACTTCGCTCTCACCATCCTTGGCTCCAACGCCGCGAACGTCCTCAACCTGACCAACATGAGCGCCGGCTGTGCCTTCTACCCCGGCGAGACCGCCACCGTTGCCTCGGCGACCCTCGACGGCGGCGCCAGCCTGTCCCTCGGCTCCGGCTGTACCTTCTCCGGTGCCCTCAAAATTATCGCCGGCGCCACCAACCTCGCCGTCGCTCCCGGTTCCCTCACCCTCTTGAACGGCTCCGTCGCCTCCGTCACCGCCCTCGGCGCTACCTTCGCCACCGTCTCGGCGGACAGTTCCTCGACGGTGGCCTGGATCAGTAACTCCACCATCACCACCTTGACCCTGTCGCGCGGCTCGTTGTTTGACCGGAGTCAGGATGTTCGCACCATTACCATCACTAATTCAACCATTGATGCTGACTGCATCGTCAATGATCCCAACAACACAATCACCTGGACCAACGCCACCACTGTAAACGGCCAGGTGACTTCTGGTCCGTTTATATTTACAGGTCCAAAGACAGTCAAGATCGCATGACCCCATCACCGTCTACATGGACATGCCTCATCTGCGGCAAGGAATGCTTTGAACGTGTCCACTTTGAGATCAAGGATGAAGACTGGCTTCCAGGGATGCTGTCGTTCCTGGCTCATCCTGACTGTGTCAACAAGATGCCCTATCACGAGGTCAAGCACCGGGTCTTGACCCATCGTTACGAGCACGACCGGCGTTTACAGCAAATCAAAAAGGAGATCGAAGGTGTCCGACCCGATCGACGGCCCGACTGAACAAAAAGCCCCGGAGATGGTTATCCGCTGGCAGAACGGTACGTTCCAGACGTCCGTGGACCCCAACATCCCGATGATGCCGCTCATGGGCATCCTCGCTTTACAACTTGTCTCTCTGGGCATTCAGCAGCTTCAGGAGGTCCAGCGGCAACAGATGCAGGAAAGGGTTCGCGAGGTCGCCAGGGGCAAGCAGTTATTCATGCCGGACGGCTCGCCCTATCCCGGTAATACCTGACGCTGCCCGGAGAGCGTGAGGAATTGCTCTTGACAGGAACTCCGGGGGGGTGAGTACAGTTGCGACTGGATGAGGTCTCGGAGTAGTGCCTGGTGCGACAGCCAGGGACGGGTGTGACAGCCGTCCCTGGCTAATTTGTCAGAAAAGATAAATGATACACCTGAAGGAAGTCATTTCGCCGGGATCGTACTGGTACGTTGACGAACAGACACAGCAGCCGCGCCGTCTGGATGTCACCAGGGAGATGGTGCATTACCTGCACGAGCAGGGCAGGGAAATGCTCAAGGCAGGACTGTCGATTCCCGTCCCCATCGAGCACCAGCGCGAGGCGGCGCCCCTGACGTCCCAGGAGCGGGCGGCCCAGCAACTTCGCAACAACGCCGGCTGGGTCGACGACTACGTCCTGCGGCCGGGCGACCGGCTGTTTGCCAGGGTCAACATCGAGGACGAGGAGATCAACCGGAAGTTGCCCTCGACAATCAAGTGGACCTCGCCCTGGCTCAACTCCTTTACCGATGGTAACGGCAAGGAGTGGAAGGGCGTCATCACCCACCTGGCCTTGACGAGCCGTCCTCGCATCACCAGACAGGAGCCCTTTGGCAAGGAAGCAGCCGCACTCTCCCTGGCGCAGCCGGTCAAGCCGGAGGGGGTTCCAACGGGGATTTTCATTTCCCGTGCCGGCCGGCTTGACCGTTCCCTCGGCAGTCCCGGTTTCCGCCCGCATTACGCGGCGGCATTCTCCGTGCTATCGGGCATCCAGCTGGCCGAGGACTACGACCTTCCCGAGGACAAAAAGCCGCCCCCCAAGGACAAGAAGGATACGCCACCACCCCCCCCAAAGGGGAAAGAGCCTCCCGTCCCTCCCGAGCAGAACATGCAAGAGGAGGAGATGGGCATGGTGGAAGTCCTGTGCGAGATGGCAGCGGCCCTGTGGGGGATCGAGTTGCCCGAGGGCACCACCGAGGACAACCTGCTCCAGCGCCTGCTGCGGGCGATGCTCGATCATCTGAAGGGTGAAAGTGGCATGGACTCCATGCCGGAGGAAGACGAGATGGCAGAACTTGAAAAGAAGAGAGAAACTCCTCCTCCGGCGCAGAAGCCGCTTCCCGTCGTCGAGGAGCAGCCGCCGGTCTTCATGTCCTTGGAACAGGTCAATGCCCTGCCCGAGGGCGATCTGAAGAAGATGGCCAGGGCCATGCTGTCCATGCAGGCCCAGACCGAATCGCTCAGAAAGAACGTCTTTGACCAGGCGCTCGCTGCGCGCAACACACGCATTGACTCGCTGGCGAAGAAGACAGGCAAGGCCGGCTACAGGGACAAACTCCTGGCCCAGGCTACCTCCATCCAGTTGTCCCTGGACGCGGCCGGCAAGGTCGTCGACCCGTTCTCGGCGATGCTCGATCTCCTGGAGGAGGGCATCAAGGACTTGCCGGCGCTTCTCAAGGACCAGGCCGGTATCGTGGAGATGGCGCAGCCGGAGGAGGCGGGCGCCGCCATCTCCGAGGAGCGGCGCAAGCAGATCGTTGAGGAACTGACAAGGAACGCCGGCTTGCCGGCGGCGTAGAGGGAGAATCAAAAGGCGCGCGGCATGGGCCGCAGTCTCGGTAGAAGGGCCGGGGCCGGAGTCATGACCGGCTCGCGACGGCCATAAACGTCCGGCTGCTCTTATGGGGGCTGCGGGTCATTGCCGCGCCCCTTTTTCATTGGAGTAGCCGTCATGCAAATCAGTTCGATGTTCGGCCACCTGCCCGGCATGGGCACCGTGGTTGAAACCTTCGAGGCTGCCTACTGCTGGGGACCGTACCCCCGCTACTTCACGGGGGCCTATATCGGCGCCGGCGCTGTCGATTCCGGCAACTCTCCGACGACGACCCTGCGCATGGGCCTGGTCATGGGCAAGCAGATCGCCACCGGGCAGTGGGTCAATTACAGCCCCACCGCCACCGATGGCTCCGAGGTCGCCGCTGGAGTCCTCGTCGAGAACCTGCGCATGACCGACGTGGTCTCGGGCGCTACCCAGGCCCGCTTCTATGCCATCATGGTCTCGGGCGGCGTCCAGTCGGCCAAGCTTATTGGCCTGGACTCGATGGCCCGCGCCCAGATGTCCAAGGTCTTTCTCTTCGACGACTATCTGCCCGGCAACGATTTCTTCCCTTACCAGCGCTTCCAGACCAAGACCACCAACTACTCGATCCTGGCCTCCGACAACGGCTCCCACTTCGACAACACGGGCGCCGGCGCCCCTGTGACCTTTACGCTACCGCCCATCGCCAACGGCCTTTTCTTCGGCTTTACCGTGGTCGCCGGCCAGAACCTCGCTGTCACTTCCTTTGAAGGCACCAACATCGTTGCCTTCAACAACGCCAGCGCCTCCACCCTGACCTTCTCAACGGCTGGCGCCCTGATTGGCGGCATGATCCGCTTCTATACCAACCCCGGCGCTACCAAGTGGCTCGTCGAAGTCGGCTCGGCAGGGGCGAACACCATCACCGTGAGTTAAAAGAGGCTGTGACATGGCAGCGTCGCTAACTGAGTTACTTTTACCCCAAGTTGTCTTGGAGGTCATCTCGCGCCTCAAGCCTGGTCGCGGCCCTCTGGCTTCCTGGCTGGGCTTCCACGCCGATCGCTATGATGCCAAAACGGTGACGGTGCAGGGGCCCAACACGCTCATGGGCACGGGCTCGGTGCGCAACGTTACCTATCGCATCTTCGATCATACCCGTGTGCCCATGAAAGCCAGGGCCCCCGGCACCGGCCCGGCCACGGTCGCCCAGAACCCGATGGGGCAGAATACCGTGTCGGTGGCACGGTATCACCAGAAGATCCCGCTCAACTACGAGTTCCTGGGCAACCTGAGCCCGATGATCGGACCCAACAGTCAGGTCGACGCGGGCGGCCAGAACTACATCGGCCAGCAGACGCAGTTTCTTGCCGAGCAAGGCAACAACATGATCGAGATGATGGCGGCCGGCATGATGCGCGACAGCCTCTACTTCATCGTCCAGGGCGACAACTGGTTGCCCACCTTCACCGCCCCCGTCGCCCCCACGGTCGGCTTCCAGGTGCCCTTCAACATCCCCTCGGGCAACAAGGGCCAACTCAACATGCTGGGCACCGGCAACATCATCACGGTGCCCTGGAGCAACGTCGGCGCTCCCATCATCGGCGACATCCAGAACATCATCGCTGCCTACGCGCAACTGTCGCGCTACACGATGACCGACATCTGGATCAACTCGACCATGTGGATCAATATCATCACCAACACCCAGGTCCGCAATACCGCCGGCTCCTCCAACACACCCTTTGCCGAGTTCGACATGGAGCCCGAGCCCGGCATGAACAACACCGGACCTGCCAATCGCTACAGTGCCATGCTGCGCGGCCAGCCCACAATCATGTGGCACTTCTGCGACGATACCCTCGCCCTCAACACCGACGTCGATCCGTCCTATGCCACGCAGCCGACCGGCAGTGTACCCTCGGCCGCCAACCTGGCCAAACTGGTGCCCGACAACCTCGCCATCTTCTGCACCAAGCCCCTGCCCACCTGGACGCGCATGTACCTGGGCGGCGAGCACGTCGTCGAGAACCCCGGTATGCCCGGCGCCCTGCGCATGGGCTGGTATGCCTGGCACGAGTACGTCACCCAGCCAAGCGCGGTCGAGCTCCTTTGCCTTTTGAACGCCGTGCCTATACTATACATACCAGCCGTTATCGCTCCGGGAACTGTCATATTCTGATTTGGAGTGTCCAGAGTGAAACACCATCAAGCGTCGCGGAAATCTCTGCCTCCGCACAGGCATTGAGAGGTAAGTTTATGGCGTTTCCAAGAAAAGCCAAGAAGCCCAAGGGCAACCCCAGGAAACCCGGCAAGGGCGAGGGCAACCGGCAGTCCGAGGCGCACAAGCCGCCGACGCCAAAGACGGCCAGGAGAAAGAAGAGGTAGTACCATGCCGCTCAAGAAAGGCAAGAGCAAGGAAGCGGTCTCCTCGAACATCCGGCGCCTGAAGAAAGAGGGCTACCCGCAGAAGCAATCCGTGGCCATTGCTCTCTCGAAGGCCGGCAAGTCGAGGAAGAAGAAAAAGAAGTGACCGATGCCGTCTCCGCCGATCCCGAGCATCCTGCTTACGAGTCCTCAAGATGTCTACGACTGGCTCGGCACCGAGGGCGCTCAACTGCGGCTGGACGACCGCCGCCTCGCTACCGCCCAGACCATCACCGTCACGAAGGATACGCTCGCTGGCGCAACCAGCCTGCCCGTGATGGCCTTGACCCAGCCGCTTCTACGCGGCGACACGCTGGAATTTGACGGCGGCGGCATCCCGGCCGTGGTGGAGGTCGTGCTCTCGGCGGTGGCCCCCGTGGGCTCCCTCGCCCTGACGGTCGTGCCGCTGTCGGCGGCGGTCTTTGCCGGGGCGTCGGCGCCCGACACCGGGGTCAACATCGCCCTGGCCCAGCGTCTTGTGAAGGGATGTCTTTATGGCGATGGCCAGGTCAAACTCTACTGCTCGCCCCGCTACGACGACCTCGAGTTGGCGAGGTCATGGTCGGTCAACCGCTGGGCCACCCTTATCGCCGCCCGTTGGGTTGCCAAAAGGCTCTGCCGGCCCTGTCCCCAGAGCCTCCAGGCCGACTATGAGGAATGCCTCGAAGAACTGGGGATGGTCAAGACGGGCCAGTTGAACGTGGAGAACGCCGGCACCCGCACCGCCGGCTGGCCGTTTATCACCAACACGACCGTCGACCTGACCTACTACGTCAACAAGATCAGGGTCGAGCCAACGCTGTCCGAAGGAACGCCGACGCAATATCCGCAGTATATCGACTGGACCTCGGCATTCCTTCTTGACCTTTTTTAGAAATCTAAAGTTGCGGGATGCCCAGTCGACAACCGCCAGCGTAGAACTGCAACTTGACCTTGACCTGTGGCAATAAGGGAAACCCATCATGGCCATTCAGATCCGTGAAGTGCTCAACGCCGACCAGATGGCCCTTCCCATCTACTGCGGCGGCCTGTCCCGTCTGGGCATTCAACTGCTGGGCACCTGGACCGGCACGGTCTCCTTCCAGGCGTCGACCGATGGTATTGTCTTTCGTCCCGTGTCGATGCGGCCCTTTGCCTCGGGCACGACCGTGCAGGCGGCAACGGCCAACGGCAACTGGGAGATGGATGTCCTCAACAATGTTGCCTTCCGGGCCGTCTTTTCCCGCGCCACCGGCTCGGTCACGGTGGTCCTGGCGGTCTCGACCGATGCCTCCTACCAGGACGCCTTCCTCATTCCGTCCTCGCAGTTCCTCAACTCCGTGGCCACCGCCGCTCTTAACACGCTCACGGTCGCCGCCTCAACCAACCGGGGCTGGCGGCTGCGGACGCTCGTGGTCACGGTGCTGGGGGGCACCGTGACCTGGGCGGCCCAGCCGGTTGTGCAGATCAAGGACGGCGCCACGCTCCTCCATGCCTACGACCTGCCCACCACCAACGGCGCCATGAACGTCATCCCGCTGCCAGCAGACAGCAATACTCCGGGCGTCTCCGGGGGCGGCGTCTATAACACGCCCGGCAACAGCCTTGTCGTTACCTGTGCCTCCGGCGGCGCCGCCGTGCAGACGAATCTGAATGCGGAAATCGTGCCGTTCTAATAGCCACCATGCCCGTGCAGGGGCCCAGAGTTTTCTCGATCTACCACACCCGAAAAGCGGGACGTGCCTGCGACCGAACCAGGATGCAACTGGAACGCGGTGATACGACGGAAAACTGTAACACCTGGCAGTTCACCCTGCAACACCGTGAGATGATGCCGTGGCCATCTATGCGAACATCTTGCCAGCCGCCATCGTGGTGCCTCGCTATGTCGGCACTCCTGCTGCTTCCGGCGTCAATCACCTGATCGCCGCGCCTGCCGCCGGCCACTCCATCTGCGTGACCTCGTTTGTCCTTCAGTCTTCCGGCACCGTCAACGTTAACTTCCAGGACACCAGTGCGGTCGTCCTGGGTACGACCTTCATCTTCAATGCCCGCGAGGGCATCAACCGCCAGGCCCGCGACGGCGATTTCCTCTTTGCCGTGGCCGCCGGCAAGGGTCTGGACCTCAACCTGTCCGGCGCCATCGCCGTTGCCGTCGAGGTCGAATACGTCATAACATGAGCGTACAGTATAGCGGCACCACGATCATCAACACGACGCTCACGCAGAGCACCGGCACGAGGCTAGAACTCTGTGACTGGATCAAGGGCCAGTTGACGGCGGCCGGCTGGACGGTCGCTGCCGGCTCCTCGGGCAACTGGCGTCTCAATTCCCTGACCACGCCCTCCGGGCTCAACATGGCGGTCAACCCGCTCGATCCCGGTTCGGGAAATTGCACGCAAGTCAAGGTGATGAACCAGAGCCAGAGCCACTCTCAGAGTGGGGCGCACTTCCTCTTGCCCGCCGTCAGCAAGCAGTGGCGCTGCATTGCCTCTGGCTACCAGTTCGCGGTCTTTACCCCCGGTGCCTCGGCTGTCAGGGAGTTCCTCTTTGCTGGCGTCCCCTACCTGCCCGCCGGTTCCGGCGTTACCGAGGCTATTCACAGTCACTCTAATGCCACGACTGATGTCGATAGCGTCGCCAAACTCAGTTTTCGCACTTCGCCGCAGACGAGCACTAACGGCACCGTTCAGAATGGCCAGCAGTTTTGCGTTCTCAATGGTATTGCTTATGAACAGAATAACGTCTCCGGCGGCGGTAGCGGTAACATTCATCTGGTAGCACGCTTTGCCTCGGCACCTGATACCTGGGGCAACGTGCAATGCTCTGCTAGTAGATGGTACAACAACGACTTCTTCGCCGACGAGCCGCTCATCGCCTGGTCCACCACCAGCGACCACTCCGGCGAGGGCAAGGTCATCGGCCAACTCTGGGATGCCGTGGTCTTCTCGGGCATGTGGTCCTACGACGTGCTCCGTGGCTACGATGGCCACAATTACTTCTCCCTGATGGGAGCCAACAATGGCGTTGATTCTTACCAGCCCCGCTGCGGTCTGTTTCTGGTGGTGCCATGAGTATCGACTGGCATGACTCACTCCTGGAGTACCTGCCGCCCTCGGCAACCTTTAGTGAAGTCGCCCTGACGGGCGGCAGCGAGAAGGTGCGGGAGGGCTACACCGCCGGGGCCGGTATCCTCGGAGGAGTCTGGGATCTAGTGGCCACGCCCGCCGCTCCCCTTGTCTATACCGAGGTCGCCCTGACGGGCGGCAGCGAGAAGGTTTATGCGCAACAAGCCCTGCCAGGGCCGACCTTTGTCGGCAGTTTGATCTTGCACGGTCTCAATGCGGGCACCGTGGGCATCATCGGAGGCTGAGCCCTGGCATGGCATTCCCCACCGTAGCCATCAACTCTGCCACGGGCTCCGATACTCTGGCCTCCGGTGCCGGCCCCGCCACCGCTCTCTCTGGCACCCTGGCGGCCACTCATGCCACCACCACGGTCAACATCACCGATGCCGTCAACCTGGCCGGCGTGGCGGTTGACGGCAGTGCCGCTCTGTGGGTAGCAACCTCGGCAGGCCGGCGCTGGTCGGCCATCACAGCGATCACCGGCTCCTCGGGGGCCTGGGTGGTCACGGTCGCTGATGCCTATGGCGTCACGGATGCTGCGGATGCCTGGGCCATCGGCGGCAAGCGGGCTTCGCTGGGTGGCAGTGTTCAACTTGGTCTTGACATGCGCGCCGGCTGGACCATTGACGTCCAGACCGGCGAAACCCTCACGGCAAACTTCCGGCTAACCCCCAATAGTAGTGCCGGCCTGACAAGTCGTTTTCTGTCCACCACGACCACCCGTGACAGCAAGGGCACTGTAACAGCACCGATCATCACCACCTCCACCAACAGCGTTTGTGGCCTCGACATCGGTGGCGCCAACAATCTGAGCGTCCAGGGCATCGGTTTTACCTCAACGGCTGTAACACCGGGCGACGGTATCGGCACGATTACCAATGCTGCCACCAACGATGTTACCTTTCAGGGTTGTCTTGTATCAGGTTTCCGCGATGGAGTTATCGACGCCGATGCCGGTCAGAACACTACCTGGAAGGGCATGATCCTCGAAGCGGTGGAGGTCAAGAACTGCACACAGAGGGGGATTTTTATTAACACGGGGAGCAATTGCAAATTGCTCAATTGCTGGGTGCATGGTAACAACACTAGCAATGGTGGCTACACCGGACTGAGTGTAGGTCAGCAAATCACCGCCATCGAGTGCATTTTCGATAGCAACACTCGCTCCAATGCGAGTGTTAACCTGTCCACTTCCTATCCGCAAGTTTTCCGCAACTGCGTGTTCTCCAATGCCATCGTTGGCTCTGGTGCTGGCGACGGGCTCATCATCACTGATGCCGGAATTGCCTCTTTTGAACTTCAGAATTGCATCTTCTACAACAATCCCGGAACAGGTATTAAGAATAATCAGGCTCCAGCCGGCATGTGTGGAATCATCGTTCGCAACAATGCCTATGGCAGCAATGGCACCAACTACACGGCTGGTTTTCCGGCCGGAGCCAACGACGTGACCTTGACAGCCAATCCGTTTAACTCAAGTAGCGACTTTGGTCTCAACTCCACGGCGGGGGGCGGGGTGGTTTGCAAGGGGGCAGCGGCGGCCAGGATCGGCAGTGCCAATGCGGCCGGCGACATCGGCGCCATCCCCTCGGGGGGTGGCAGTGGCGGAGGAGGCGGTGGCATTTCTCATATCATTGGAGGTTGACCATCGCCACCACCATCATCACGCTGGTTTACCGGGGCAGCCTGCCGGCCCTGTACGGCTTTCTCAACCAGTTGCCGCTGCTGGCGCAAGCCTCGGCGGCGCTTCAGGTGCGCCTGGGGCAGGCACTTCTTTACAACATCCGGACAGCCTTCCTGGTCAAGGCCAGGGGCGGCACCGATGCCTCGGGACTGCGCTGGAAGCCCCTGGCACCCCTGACGATCGCTCTCAGGCGGCGCGGCCCGCGCGCGACTGGCAGCATCGAGATCCTGCGCGATACGGGGTTGCTTTTTAATAGTTTGCAGGCAGGGGCGCCCGGAGCGGGGGCGACGGCGCCGGTCGCCGTTCCCTATCAGGTCTTCCGCACAGGCCGGCGTGAGGTTATCATTGGCACGAGGCGCCCGTGGGCCTGGGCGCATCATGTGGGCTTGCCGGAGCGCCGGCCACCGCTGCCACAGCGGCGCCTGTGGCCGGAAGTCGCCTTCTGGCCGGGCAACTGGTGGCGCGACCTGCTGGAGCAGGGTCAGCAGGGTATCGTTGACATCATCCTTCAGAGACTGTCGAGGGGACCGTGAGCGAGCAAGCGAAGAATGGGCGGCCTATTGTCCGCATCGGCCGCAAGGGCAGGCAGTGGTTCGCCCTGGGCGAGGAGGGCGAACCCTTCGAGGTCGACGTGGTCGCCATCCACTCGCAATGGGTGGACATCGACCGCACCTTCAGAAACGAAAAGAATGAATTGCCGCTCGAGAAGATCGCCGAGGCCAACGCCGCCGCGTGGCAGTTTGTCCACGACATCGGCATCAATGCGGGTCTTTCGTTCGACGACATGACCCTGGCCGAGGCGCTCGAGTTTATCTGCAAGATCGCGGAGGAGACCGACCGGCTCAAGGATTTTTTCGTGCCCAAACTCTCCGGCGAGCGATCCTCACCCGAGAGTACGGAGTTGACCTTTTCGGAGTAGATGCCTTCGAGGAAGACATCCTCTGGGCTTGCCTGCACCAGGCGCAGTCGTGGCGCTACCTGCACGACCCGCAAACGTCCGGCTTTCACACGGCCGAAGAAGTGCTGGAGTTGGCCACACGGGCTGGTTACGGCGAGGAGATCGCTCAAAAGATGGCGACGAGCGCCGCCTGGGAACGAATGAAGCGAGATCAGCCGCCATGACCGACCAGTTTGGCAGCTTCGATGGCAGGGACAACCGCAGGACCGTGCTCGACCTGTTCAAGCGGCTCGGCGCTGGCCAGGGGGAGCGCGTTGCCGGCATGATGCGGGCTGGCTTTCTGGAGGGATTGATCCAGGTGGCAACGGGGGGCTTTGCCGGGGCGCCTCTGATCGTGACACCCTGCTCGGCCGTCGAAGCCTACCACCTGTTCGTCGCCATCACCGGCTGTCTGGGGGTCGCCATCGAGGAAGCAGCCGGTCTTCTCGAAGAGGTCGTGCGTTTTCAGGGACGGAACGTTGAAGACCGCCTTCGAGCCATGCCAGGAGAGAGGCGAAGATAACTCTAACATCTCCCACACAAGGAGAAGAACCATGTTGATCTGTGACGGCTGCGGCAGGCAGGCCAAAACGCAGCATTTTCAGGTGCAATCCAACACACAGAGTTTCTGCGACCTCGATCTCTGCGCCAAGTGCGAGGGCGACCTTAACGACACGGTCCAGGCAGCGATCAGCGGTTGGAGCCAACCCCGTGCTCTGAAACCGCTCGTCGCCGAGGAAGTGCCTCACAAGCCCACCATGCACACAGAGGCCGAGGCCCACCGGCACGCCGCCGCCAGGAAGTAAATCATGATCGATGCCCTGCTCCATGCGGTAGTCGAGGCCGTCCGGGGGGCCGGCCTCGACTACGACTCCCACAACTGTCGCATCATGCCCTCGGGTTCGCCCGCGCCCGACTGCGGCGCGGTCTTCCTGGCGGTTCACCAGTCGGCCTCCAACCAGGACATGATGAACGCCAAGAATGACTACTACGGCTTCTTTCTAACCTTGACCCTGCGCGTCTCCGACGTGCCCATCGATCGCATTGGCGACACTCGCCTGGCCGTGGAACTAGCCGACGCCACCGGCTTTAACCGCCGCTGCGATCAGTTAGCGGCTCTGTTGCACATGGATTGGGGCGTGCTTCAGGACGCCAACCAGAACCTTGTGGTCTGGAACCCTGACGCGCCGGTCGTTCACGGCTTCTGTGAACCGGCGGCGTACCGGGGTACGGAAATGCCCGTTCTGGTCGGCGGCGAGTGGTTTTACGCGGTGCCCGAGGCAATGGACGTGGGCTTGAAGGCGGAACTGCGTTTTGATGGTGCCAGGAGACTCCAGGCAATTGCGGAGTTCGTCTAGTGCAGCCGCAAGCGCTTATCTTGGAGGACGGGTCGAGTATACTGCTAATACACTTTACCTACTTGATTGGTAGAAAGTGGATTATAGCATGTATGCCTGAAGCAGAAGTTTTCCATGCGTTTCCTGGAAGGAATAGTCCTGTTATCAGAAGTAACGATCGGAGTGTTGTAAATTGTCCATTTTGCAAGCAAACGGACGATTACATAAAAAACAGGGAACAGACTCTGGCAACCAAGGCGTTTGATTTCAAGGAATTAAAGATGGAGTTGGTCCGTGCGCAAGGTTAATATCAGGGAACTTAAAAAAGGTTCTGGCATGGCCTTGATTCACTGGTTTGAAATCACCGACCTGGGACCGGCGAAGACTCCCGAGGGGATCGTGGGTGGCCTCAAGGCGGGCGGCGTCAGGGGCCGTATTGCCTGTATGCCAATGAGGAATAGTGTGACGTCAGAGAAGATTGGTGCGACCATTGAAGTATTGATCCGTTCCGATAACATCAATGCGGTCAACTGTCCGATTTGCATGGAAACAGAAGGTTTCAAGAAGGCGAAGAGTCTTCTGGATTCGCTTACTGAGGCATCGAGTCCTTCGGGACCAGAATCGTCGGCGACAACCTTTGCTGAGATGAACGAAGGGAGCTAGTCATGGGGCTCGTTGTTCCGGTGAGCGGTCCCTACGTCGGCGTCATCAACGCCTTCCCCTTTGGAACTCTGTCTGATGACGGCTACGAACTACTCTGCACCATTCAGGGACAGGAAGTCAACGAGTCAGACGCCTATGGCATGACCCTGGTGGAGGCCGTCTATCGCGGCCAGAACTGGCGCCTGCGCATACGCGGTCTGGAGTGGAAAAGCGGTCTTCTGGCTACGTTACAGGGCTTTGGTTCTCAGGTGCCCCTGGTTTCTGGTGTGCTGGCGCCCACCCTGGCCAACATCGGCGACCTGTTCACGCGCTATCCTGGTGTCCTGGTCCTGACCGCCATCCTCGGCAGCCCGCCCACGGTGCCGCAGACGCTCACGTCCCAGAGTACGACCGTCGCCCCGCAGCAGCAGTCAAACTTCATGATGACTTCCAAGGTCCGCGAATTGCCACTGGAAATGGTCCTGTTCCCCTATCATACCACCGTTGGTTCCCTGTCGTACAATGTTCCCTTCACTGTGACGTGAAAGGAGCAGGGACGTGGCCGACGAAGCAATAATCAGGATACGCCTGGAGGGACAGCCTGGCCTTGGCCCTGGCGGTCCTGCGGGGGGCGGGGGCGGCCCGCCGGGATTGCCGGGGGCTGGCCAGCCTCCGGCGGGTCCGGTGCCGGCGGGGCGTACTCCGGCAGCGGCAACTTACTCTTTTCAATCCCCCGTCCAGCCCCCGGCGCCGGCACTGCCCCTGCACTGGAATGCGCCCCGGACACCCCCGCCCGTGCCACCGCCGCCTCCGGCACCGGCGCTGCCCCTGCACTGGAATGCGCCCCGGATGCCCCCGCCCGTGCCACCGCCGCCCCCGGCGCCGGCACTGCCCCTGCACTGGAATGCGCCCCGGACGCCCCCGCCGGTGCCACCGCCGCCCCCGGCGCCGGCGCCGCTTTTAAGTAATGTCAATCGGCCAGCACCGATTCCCACGGTGACACCGATTGCCTCCTTTCTCGATCAGTTGCTCGGCCTGCGTGGTTCTCTGGGGGGCGCTTTTGGCGCCCTGGCTGGTGCCGCCCTTGATCTGGTTGCTGCTTTCAAAAACCTGAGACAGGAAGCGGTCCCAGCCGGCACCGCTCGCCGTGGTGCTCTGGCCGCTGGCTTCTTCGGCGCCCCCGGCGCCGCCGTCACTGCCTACAAGGCGTACCGGGAGGGCGGCAGCGAGGCCGCCGTCGCTTCCCTGGCCGGCTCGGCGGCAACGATGGCAGCGCTCAAACTGTTCAGCGATGCCCTGACCACGGCGACCGCTGCGGTCGGTCGTTTCGCTGTGGGCCTCGTGTCTCCCGATGCCAACCCGGCCAACTTCGTTGCCACCATTGGCTCGGCGGTCTCGGGTGTCTCCTCCACTCTCTTTGCCATCAACCCAGCCCTGGGTGCGTTTGCTTCCGTCCTGGGCGCCGGTATCGGAGTGCTCGGCGACTTCATGCGGGCAATGGACGGCATGGTCGAGCGCTATGCGCAGTACAGCCCCGAACTGGCCGTGGCTCAGGCCCAGGCCGAGATGGTGCAGATGATGAATGACATCCGCCGCTCGCGCGAGGCTACTCCTGATCTGCTCCGTTACATTCAGGAGCGAACGATACTGCAACAGAAGATCGAGGATGCTAAAATCCGTTTCATGAGCCAGATGATGCCCCTGGCCCTCGACCTGATGAAGATCGTCGAGAGCATGATCCCCCTGCTTCAGGGAATGTTTGCAGGGGTTTCTCTCCTGGTCAAGGCGAGCGGGACGCTCGCTCTCCTCAAGGCGATCCTGGATGCCCTCAGCAAGCAGGAAGAGGTAGCCCGAGGGTATCCCGAGTTCGATCTCACCAAGATGGTCAAGGAAGGTTTTGTACCACCTGGAGAGGAGCGGGGTGTTCGCACCCCGAACATCTAATCATGCCACTTATCGGCCTTGCTCCCAACAATTTGCCCGATGTCGGTACGCTTGCCTACAACGGCGTGACCTTCAACTGCCTGTTCAAGTCCAGGGTGGTCGGGCGTGCCGTTAAGGACAATGCCAATCGCACCGTCAAGTGGGTTGAATGGACGATCGATGTCGAGGGAGTCGTCTCTCTCGATACCAACAAGACCACCATCGACGATCAGATGACCGACATCAAGCAGAAACTCAATCAGCAAGCCGGTATTCTCACCTATAATGGTCGAGGACTCGGCCAGGTTATCGTCAATCAGCCAGGCGGCCTCTATCGCGATCTCGCCTGGGGACCAAAGCCGGAAGTGCTCAACTTCCAGCCGCTCGGTGCCAGCCGCTCGGCACTGGTCCACTGGACGGTCGTCACCATGCTTCAGGTGATTGTGCCCAGGCAGGAAAAGCAGTCTTTCATACCTGGCGTCACCTATGGCGACGGTAAAAATCTTGGCTTGCCGGGCCGTGTTCCTGGTGCTCCCCTCACGAACAAGTTGGTGACACAGGCGCCAAAACTCGACCCGGTTATTCAGTTCAACGAGGAAACGTCCATCTCCTACGACGACGAGTGTTACGCTACCATCTCCATCAAGGGGACGCTCGAAGTGCCGATCACGCGCCGCTCGGTGGACGACCGCCAGGCTCCGGACACGGTCGATCGCTTCCGCAGCCGTTTCATGGAGCAGATTGCCGATAACTTCGACCTGCGCCTGTACCGGGTCGTCCGCCGCGTCTTCCAGGAGTCGCGCGACAAGCGCACGCTCGAATGGGAGTTCGTCGCCGAGCAACTGCCGCCGATGGCCCTGCCCCCTTTTGCCCCCAGTGCCCGAGGCCGCATGAGCGTGCGGCCCTTCAAGGATTCCGCCTCGGTCGTCAAGTGGATCTGCTCGCTCTCCTGTACCTATGTCATCCGGCCCGACGTTACCCGCTATGCGGCCTGGTATGCTTTCATTTCGCTCCTTCAGTTTCGCGTCGATCAGTCACGCTTCGGTTTCTTCCCCGACGCCGTCAAGAACGCCAACAAGGAACAGAACCCTGATGATGCTCCCGAGGGCAAGCCAGAAGACAATCCAGGCGGGGGGTTCTTTGAAGGGTTCGCCCAGGGTTTATCTAATTTCTTCAATCCCAAAATTTTCTGGAACAGCCGCCTGAAAAAGCAGGAACAGCAGCAGAAAAAGAAACGGGTCGACGAGAACGCGGGTGAGGCCATTGTCGTTCACTTCGGCTTCGACGAGGGACTCTACCTCGACTCCAAGACCATCACCTTCCAGGCGTCGTGGTGGCTCTTTACGTCCTTCAGCGAACTCCTCTTTGCCTCCGGCCTCTGGAAACTGCCCATTGGCTTCCACGGCGAGACCGGCAAGAATCTGTGGGCCATCACCCTCCGGCAGATTTCCGGCTGGAAAGGCACCCTGGCCGCGCGCCAG